GAATACCCTGATCAATCATAAATTTAGTTAAGGGGTCTTTATTATCCCCACGTACAGTACGGATATAATATGGAGAGTGACGAGCATGGATGCCACTTGCGGAGTCAACCAACTGCGAGACTGTTCCCGATGGTTTAACGCAGCTAATCGCAGTAGAGGGCGGTATGTCAAGACGACTAGCAAGTTCAGCATTAGTAGAAATGGCGACATTCTTTAGGTGCTCCAATGTTTTATCTAGGCCTTTGTTCTTGTGTGTCATAAGGCGGTTGTCCATGATACCTGTTAAGGACACTCCCAACAGTCTTTCCTCTTCAGTATTATTCTGCCACACTTTCCGCAAGTAGGGGAACTTAGTGTATGAGGATTGTATAGTTCCCAATATTGTTGCCATACGGACTTTTCGCTCAAGATCTTCGATAGTATCTGTAGCCCTGACCACAACTTCTGTAAGATTACAGAACTGATACGGACGCAAGATGATCTCACTACACGGGTTAGTCCCAAAATGATACTCTGGATCACGTCTACCATTCTTTGCAGCTTGCTTCTTAGATGCTTCACGATTAAATATACCTCTCTCTCCTGACTTACTCTCAACTAAGGCAAGCCACTCACGCATAAACGTTTCCATGTCAGGCTTCTCAGTGTAAGCTACAGAATTATTAGCTAACGCACGATGCGCTGCAGTCTCCCACCACTGTCCTGACTTAGCGTGACGCATACGGTCATCACTAAGGTTAGACAAAGAGATCATGGCACTACGGCGAACACCGCCTACAACTACAATCTGACCAATGAAACACATTAGGTCATGACACTCAATGCTAGATAGCTTACGTCCTTGTGCATTCTTGAATGTCTGCACAGTAAAGTTAAACAGTTCAACAAGTGGCGCTGGGCCTGATGCTCTACCGCCAAACGTTTTAAGTCTTGCACCTGCAGGACGTACCTTAGAGACATCCCATTGTGGGATCTCACCAGCCCAGAGGAGTGCCAACAATTGTCTAAACGCCTTAGCCCATCCCTCCTTACTGTCCTTGACAACGATAGTGGTATCGCTCTGGAAGAGAGTAGGGATTTCAGGGAGCTTACTGATGTACTGCCTCTCGACACTGAAGCCAACACCAGTACCACAAAGCAAGATGAACATAGCCTCATCGAAGGACTTAGGGTCATCTACGGGTAGGTAGCTACAGTTATACCCTGCAGTATTGTCACGCTCTAGGGCTGGACCTGCAGTCATCATAGCTCTCATAGATGGCATGACTTCCAAGTTAAGTATGGCATCACGAATGCCGTTGACGTATGTGTCATCTCCTAGCTTAGGACGTACTACATTATCCATGTAGCGCTCAACTGTGTCGCTCCAAGACTCACGCCCTTTACCATCAAAGTACTTTGCATACCGTGACTTGTGTATGAAAGACTGATAGTCTGTTGGTAAATAGTTATCCATTATCTTTTATCCCCACTTCCTTTTAGAGTTCCTCTTTCTTTACGATCACGTAGCTTACTTATATTATTCTTAGCTACCTCTGACAGGTCTACATTCAAGTCACGACACAGTGCTGCAATGTACCACAAACAATCCCCTATCTCATCTGATATACCTTCACGATCAAACTTACCGTCACGTAAGATCTTCTTCACTTTGTTTGCTACTTCACCAGCTTCAGCAGCTAAGCCCAGCGCTGGGTAGATTACTTGATGCTCTGTCTTATAGATGGCAGTAGCTGCAGCCATGTCTTGATACTCATTCATAAGGTAGTCTATATCATTGAAACGTTTGAATGCGTCTATGTCTTCTTGAGTAATCATACCCACTTCTCCTTTACTTGCAGCTTGTCAATAGCAATATCATCTATGTCATGAAATACATTTACAATATAATCATAGACATCTTCTTCATGTGCATCTTCTACAGAGGATAAGATGTTGTTATCTTCATCTACTACCCCAACAAATGTAACACTAAACTTCTTCTTCATTTGTGCATCTCCACCCAGCGCTTACGCATTCTATTTAGATACCATATGGCTTTATCTATATCTTCCAAGCCGTTCTTGTATTCACATCTCCACATATACTTCAAAACATTTGCAGCCTGTGGAGCTATATAACCTGACATGTTTTCTGTCATAGCTTCTATGGCATCAATACACTCTATCTTTCCTTGATTGTAGTGTATAGGTTTATTAACAGGGTCTATGTTACTCATGCGTTACCTTCTGTCTTAGTCCAACGTGTTAGTCTTATTACGTTACCTTCTTTCTTGTAGCTATTATCTTCCTCTTCTTCTGGTGTAAAGCCTAATAGATTATTACGAAGTTCTTCTACTGATTCAAACACTTCTTCAGCATCATTCTCTTCGCACCATATCCAAAAGGCACTCATCATAGTCAGCATGTGGTGAGCATAAGCTAGTACCATATCGTCCATGTCGTTTGATTTATTTATTACTACCTTTGTGTCTATGTCTAGTACACCTGTTTCATTCATACTAGGTCTTATTACAAGTGCTAACTCATCGTCACCTAACAAGTACCTCATAGTTTATACTTCCTTTTGTTTGCTATAAGCTTTAAGTTACAAGCTTTACCTGGTTCTTGTAACCACTCAAGTGGTATTAATCTATGTGACCACAGAAAACCATTCTTATCACACCAGTCACAGTATCTAGACTTAGCTCCTTTATATAGTTTAGCATTAGCATTACTAAAAACAAACCGTATGTCTAGCTTTGGATACTGCTTCTTTATTTCTAAGTGTTTCCTTCTATCGTCACTACTAAATATACCCTTAGTTTCTATGAAGATACCATTGTCTAACTCAAAGTCAGGGGTATAAGTTCTGTATCTAAGGTCAAGCCATTCTATTTTCAATAGCTCATACCTAACTTTCTTTTGTCTACTCTTAAGAAAAGCAGCGGCCTCCTTTTCAAGACCACTGCGATAGTTTAGTCTGTGTCTACGTGGCATTATGTTACCAGTATGTAGTCCACCATAGGTGGTTCTTTAGCCTTGGATACCTTTGAAGGTAAGGTCTGTAAAGTTTCCCAACACTTGCGTTTGAATGGGCAGAACTTACATTCATTTGGTAGCACAAGATTACCACTCTTCTTCTTATAGTAGGACTCCTCTACAGGAGAGAAGCATCTTTTAAAAGGTGCATTGTTATTTAAGTTTGTAACTTTCTCTTGTACCTTGAGTAGAACTTCTGATACATTAACAGAAGAAGCATCGACATATTTAAACTCTCCATTAGCTTTGTTGACTACCCACCAGCCACCTACATCTTTGTTGGCAGCATGAGCGTAGCCTACTAGTTGTGCTACATAACCAAAGTCATCCTTCTCAGAAAGTTTTTCAAAGCTTTCAAACTTATGCGTGTATGACCACGGTGAAGCAGATTTAACATCGTCAATCTTACCATCCATTTCCATGTCTAGTTCACCATCAATCACATCACCAGTAGGTAGATCTAAAGATACTCTATAGTTGTCCTTATATTCTACACCTGCAGCCGTAAGTAATCCTTTGAACACAGCCTCTACAATATCGCCAAGGATCATGTTCATCAGGAAGAAGGGTGGCAAAGGTTCTCTATCATCAGGGTCATTCTTTTCAAACCAGAGTTGGCAAGAGGGCTTACCTATGTTAGACATACGTAACTTAAAGTCACCTCTACTTTCACCACTAAACTGTTTCAAGAATGCAGCCTTAACGTCAGAGGCAACCTTGTCGGCTACCTCCTCAGTTACAGTTGTGTTACCCTTCAAAGCCTCAGACATAAAGCCCAAAAGCTTTAGTTCAACGGGATGATCAGGCATTCTCTTCTTCCTCAACGTGCATCATAACAGTATCAACTACAGTCTTGATGTCCTCATCTACTGTACCGTTTACTATTTCATTATGAGCATCAATGATGATACCATTAGACCACTCAATGTACTCTACAAAGTCTTTAAGAGTGTCCTGATCTTCTACGGTAATTTCATGTGCAGCATTAGTCAAAGCTGATTTAATAACGCCATAGGTGGCACCACTAGGGATAGACTTCTGGTCACCTGACAATAGTAGATCAGTCATAATAGACATTTGCTTTTTCTTTTGTAGAGATTTTAGTGAAGTCTCTATAGCCTTGATACTATCACGGTTCTTTAGGTCCATGATAAAAGGTATATCTTTTACCTCACCTTTTTCTTCTCCATTTTTATCTAGAGATTGGAAGGTAGCAAGCCCCATTAACACCACTACCCTAGAGATGGTACGATACTCTGCTTTTGTTTCATCAGGTAACTCATTCCAGTTTGGGATATAACCTGCAGGTCGTCCTAAGTTATATCGCCCTGTGTTATCTTTGAGGTCTGACTTCAGATCAATACCAAGCACTGACTTCTCCATTACTTCCTTTTCAGAGTTCCAGCGTTGCCACTTCTCACGTTTAGCAAACAGTCTAATTGTTACTGTGTTGGCATACAGTGTAGTGTCTTCATCAATATAAATAGAGAAACTACCAACAGGTAATACTTCTGTCTTGATCTTCTTACCGTTTACTTCTATCTCACCCATCTTTGGAAGATGTATCTGCGTAATCCTGGCTAAGGATGGCCCACTTGTACTAGTGGAAGAGTATGTTACTCCCATAAGTTCTTCTAGTGAACGTCCTGTATCTTCTACTATTGCTAAATTGCCCATTCATTTTCCTTTCGAGCTAAAGAGTGCTAGTTATAGCACTAAACATCTACCGTGTCAAGCCAATTCTTACCTATCTTGGCCTCTAAAAGAAGAGGTACATTCATTATGACACCATATGCCTCTTCAACTAGTCTATTTAAATCTTCATTAAGCGTATGTATTGTAGCAATAACATACTCTTTTTCTTCTGGGTGTACATCAACTACAATGGAGTCGTGTACTGAGTTGACAATGCAGGAGTTAAGTTTCTCTAGCCTTGCCTCTAATTCTATTAACACAAGAGGTACTACATCACCAGTTGCAAACCCTTGTACGGGGTAGTTCTTAAGCATAGTCAGGTGTGTCACTCTACCACTAGGTAACCTCTCAATGTCAGGGAAAGCGTATTGCCTACCACTTACGTTAGTAATCTTATTAAAGCGTAGCGCTTCTTTAGTTAAAGCTTTGTGCCAATTAGCAATGCCTTCATATTTATTTACAAACTCCTCATAGTAAGCCCTCTCTGCCTTACTTCTGCCGTATCCAGTAGCGCCAAAGAGAGGGGCAAAGGTGTGCTCCTTAGCTTCTTGTCTAGTGGTGGGTTGCCCTGCATCACTAATAACTTTAGCGGTGTAGCTGTGTACGTCAAAGC